CCCCTATCTGTCCCCGTGTTTGATAAGACAGGTGTAGCAAGGTTTAACCAACCACGCCATATATAATCAAAAAACTTTGATGCAAGTTGTGGTTTATCCAATCTCCTTGCTACCGCAGTACATACCCGCCAATAAGCATCTTTGGGTTTCTCTCCTGCTAAAACATAACCTTTTGATATTGTTTTTAGGTAAACTTCAGTATGTCCCCAAGCGGGGTAATCAACTTCTTTTTCCCATCCTAATTCTTCTGCTATTTTATCTGCTGTATTCATCGTATCCTTAAATTAAAATATATCACCCCAATCTTCACCTTCACCTGCTTTACTATAATCGGTTGGCCTCATAGCAAAGAAATCAGTATGAGTCAATCCTCCCGTAAGGTGGTAAAACCACTCTAAATTACCTGCACTAACTTTATCATACTCAAATATGGGGTCATAACCTAATTCAACCAATTTTTCGTTAGCTCTTTGTTTTATAAACTCTTTTAAATCTACCGCTGATAGGTTTTCTAAATCACCCATCTCAAACATCTTATCAATAAACTTTAGTTCCATCTCCACCATCAACTTTGCAGCAAACTCTATATCTTTTCTTACCTCACCCAATAGTTCAGGAAATTCTTCACACATATGCCTGAATAACCCACATCCCATTTTAGAGTGTAAAGATTCATCCCTAACTGACCATTTCATCTGCTGACCTACTCCTTTCAGTAAGTTTCTCATCTGAAATGAATAAAGGACTGCAAACGATGAATACAACGATACTCCCTCTGCAAACGCTGAAAAGATTGCCAAACTACGGCCTACCTCTGCTCTTGCTTTTGGGTTTGTTTGTAACTCTTCAGGTGTCCAATTTGCTGATACTTGTGTTAGGAATTCAAATTTTTCTTTGATTTCCGGCTCATGCATAAATGCAGCAAAATCTTCTAATCCCAATGTTTCATTAAGATAAGAATACGCAGTTGCGTGGATTGTTTCTTGCGAACCAAACGCCATAGCCATCTGCCGTATCTCATGTTTTGGAAACCACTTTGTAACCATCCCTGTCCAATAATCAGAAACAGCGCATTCGGTTTGAGCGAACCCTAATAAGATATTACCTACTAAATTCTTTTCATGCTTCTTTAAATTTTCTTTCCAATCCTTCACATCCCCTTGCATCGGAATTTCGGTATGTAACCAAAAAGCCTGCATTTGGGGTAGCCATCCATCAGTATAATATTCTGGATATTCAAATGGTTTAAACGGTATTCTCTCTTCAAATAATCCCATAATAATCTCCTAAAAATTTTGTGTGTAAATATAAATACATTTTAAAACCCAATATCACCTTTCATATCTTTGTATTTTTGTAATAAATTTTTTCTTACCAAAGTTCCCCCATCTTTCATCTCTTTTTGGGTGTTTTGACCATCAATAGAATTATCATTGTATATCAAAATTTGCCCATTTGAAAAATTAGCTTTAGAAGGAAATGTCATTCCATCGGGTCCAAATCGGTTTTTAATAACATGCCATCTCCCCGTCCCCGCTAACTTATCATCAATCTTCCTACTTAATGAAACTACGAAATCAGCGGTCATCAATTTGGAAAAAGAACCTGCAATTGATGTTCCCGTAATTACATCCTGCTCAGCACCACTACGATTAATTTGTGAGGCTGTGTATAATGGAACACCATACTCCCCTGCCATACCCCTTAAATCCACTATCAACTCTTCCAAAACCTCGTACCTTTTTTCTTTAGCAGAACCTTTTAACAAATCAGCGTAATCCACCACAATTACATCAGGCTTCTTACCCTGCAGTATCATCCTATCTATATGCGCTTTTAAAGCATTCAAACCAGCAGTACCTGAATTAAACCCTTTAATAACCAAATCACCCTTTAGCGAGCCTACCACCCTTTCAACCTCTTCCATATTGTACTTTAGGTTAGGTATAGGTATCCCAGTGAAAAAGGAATCAAATCGTTGCCCCACCCATGCCTCCCATAATTCCAATGTATAATACACTACGGTCTTACCACCCTTAACAGCGTTTGCCGCAACATTAACCAATGACCAGGATTTACCAATACCAGGCGGTGCTGCGAATATTATTAACTCACCCATTCCAAATCCACCCTGTGTAATTTCATCTATAACATCCCACCCAGTTGGTATTGGATTTCTTGCTAAATCTTCATACCTTTGAGTTATCATTATCTTATACTCATGCCCAACATTCGTTGGTTGACCTGCTTTCATAGCAGTATCAATGGTTGATTTTATCTTATCATACTTACCCTGCTCTAAAAGTGGTATTGAATCTAAGATAGCTTGTTTAAGTGATTGATTTGTGCAAAAGTTTAAAGTTTCTTCTTTTACATAATCTAAATCATCTGATTCTAAATCCCGCCAAACCTGCTTTAAGGTATCTATTACTGATGTTTTTAGAATATCCCTCTCAATAGGGTTTATCTTCGTTTTAAGAACATCTAATGTTGGTTTGGATTCGTAGGTATCTATGTACTCTAAAATCGTTTTACACAACCACTCAGAGGCTTCTGAGTCAAAATACTGCGGTTTTAGTATATCGTATATCTGCCTACTAAAAACCATATCCGATAATAAAGCGGATAAGATTTTAGTTTGAAACCCCGTTCCAAATTTACTTCCAAATTTTTCCATATGATACTAATATACAACCTTATTTGGTTTTTTCAAAATTATTTTTTAAAAGATTATCCAATCTCATAAAACTATTCCTTAACCACGAATCTACATTCGCAAAAGCAGTATATAACTTATCATACATAAACATTTTTTTAAACTCCAATAAATTTAACTTTGGATGATGATTATCTAAAATATCTCTCGTATTTGAAATAATTGATGTTGATATTTCAGGTAATTTTAATTGCATCAAATCGTAGTTTAATTCTATGGTTTCTACTGATTCCAATAATTTTTTTGATAGTTTATCATCGCACCGTTCTTTAATTCCAGTGATAAACTCATTATAATCTAACTCCCCATCGTTTAAGAAATCCATTTTACCTAAAATAGTTTTCTTACCAATCCCATTCACACCTTTAATGTTATCCGATGAATCGCCCATAATAACCCTATACCAAATAAGGTTTTGAGGCATTACACCCCACTCCTCTTTGACAATTGATTCATCGTACATTATTTTTTTGATAGGTGAATAAACCTTAATTCTTTCATTCACCAATTGTAAAAAATCTTTATCAGATGATAGTAATATCACCTCATTTTTAAAATAGTGGTTAGCCATCCAAGCCATCAAATCATCTGCTTCTACATAATCTACCTGTAAAAGAGTTACGGGTAGGTTTTGAAGATACTCATACAAACGAATGAATTGCTTACGCATAGATTCCTGCTGGTCCTCTATATCTTCATATCCCTGCAATCTATTCAGTCGTGTAAGGCCTGTTCTACCACCTTTATAATCGGAGTACATTTTTTTCCTCCGATGCGAACCACCCTTACCATCAAATACAATGATAACACGAGTAGGGTTCAAATTTCTAATAGTGGCTGCGGCGGATAACAGGAAGCCTGTTATACCACCACAGTGTTCACCATCATCGTTGAGAGCAGGGACTGCTCCGAAAACTCGGATGTACATATTCAACCCATCAATGATAAGGACTTTATCATTTAAGTTTTGATTTAAAACCTGTTGGTTTTCTTGTCCCAACTTACTCAACAAATCTTTGTAATTCTTAGTCATCAAAATCGGATAGTTCTATATTATCAACATTTGCTTCATCGGATGCTTCTTTGTACGAAAGAATGTAAGAATTACAAATTTCGTTGTAGATTTTTTCCCTCACATCAGGACGAGTCTGAAGAATATCAGGAAAATTCTTTGCTTGAAACTTTATTTCTTCACCAGTTTCGTTATCCACCCAAGTATACCACGCACCACTTTGATTGGCTAACTTATAGTTTTTCATCATTTCTAACCAAGAACCTAAGTTATCAATACCACTATCAAAGTAAATATCGTAATCAATTGAGCGTAATGGTGGGCCCATTCGGTTTTTAATAACCTGTGCTCGGGTTTTAATACCAATCACCTGTTCCACGCCACCAACTTTTGCTTTTAACTGACCCATTTGTTTCAAACGGATTCTACAACTTGAATGGAATGCGATTGCTTTACCACCAGATGTAGTCCACGGGTCGCCAAAGCTTACCCCCATCCTGGTCCTTAATTGATTTGTAAAGATAAGAGTGATTCTTTCTCTACCAATTAAGTTGGTGATTTTACGCATTGCTTTTGAAATGATAATTGCTTTTTGAGTTGCGTATCCCGCCTGGTCATAATCAGCTGAAATCTCAACCTTTGTTGATGCACCTGCTACGGAATCCACTACAATTGTAACCAATTTCTTTTTATCGGATTTTCTTACCGAATCAATAATTGAATCAACTGCTTCAAAAATATCTTCCACCGTTTCCAATGGAACATACAACATCTTTTTCAAATCAACACCAATCGCTGCCAAAAACTCCTGATTAAGTGCGTTTTCAGTATCAATGTACACACCCAATCCACCCCTCTTTTGCGTATCCGCAATTGAGTGGGCCGCTACTAACGATTTACCACTACCTTCCAGCCCTGTAATTTCGCAAATTCTTCCAACAGGCAAACCACCATTGGTTCGGTTTGAAATAGCCAAATCTAACATTTCAGAGCCAGTAGACACCCACTCGTCTAAGTCGGTGGGTGTCTGCTCTGAACCATCTAAATAATAAGCTACTTTGTGTTGGGATTTGAATTTCTTATTAAGATTATCAGCGAGTATGGTAGACAGCTCATCACGAACTATATCTACTTTAGGTTTACTCATACTGATTAATCGTTAAAAAGGTCGTCAAATGCTTCTTTTACTGAACTAGCTTTCGTTGTTGTTGGTGTGGATTCTACAACTGCAGGTTGTTCTGCTTTTGCTTCTTCTTTTACCTCACCAGTTTCCAACCAAACCTCCAACATAGCCTTCAACTCGTCATAGGTATGTCTTTTGAAAATGGTTGTTAAATCAGCCTGACTTTTTACCAACTGAACGATATTCTTATCTTCAGTCATAGGTGTGGTATTTGGTTTTACCCTAATAAATGTTTCAGGATAAGATTTACCAACCTCTGCAGCTGATTTGAATTCTACAGTGATATCCCTACCACTCATCGGGTCGGTCAAATCACCATAATCTGGGTCTGCGAAGAACGCAAGGATTTCTTGGTAAACCTGCTTACCAAAGCCCCAAAATTTTACACCCTCTGATTCCTCACCTCTTACCAAAATAGGAACATAAGTTCTCATCTTTGGTGTCAATTTTTTAGAGAGATTGTAATCTTCCCTATCCTTTGTTGCTTTCAATTGCTCTGAAAATTCAACGATAGGGTCTTTCTCACCAAAAGAAATGGGTGATAGAATCGTCTTACCACCAAAATCAAAGTGGAAATACAACTCAATAAAAGGGTTTTCTTTGTTGTGCACATAAGGCACTAATCGGATTTGCTGCTTACCTGGATTCGGTTTCCATAAGGTATCAGTCTTTTGTACTTTTGTTTGAAGTGAATTCAAACGGTTTCGGATTGCATTTAAGTCAATTGCCATAATTACTCCATTTTTTAATAGGTTAAACAAAAATTATAGTCACTAATATACAACATTTAGTTGACAATTCCAAATGTTTTTTCAAAAAAATTATTTTTTATTTTTTTTAATCTAAATTCTCTACTCTATAAATAGTAGTTCGCATGAATTTAAAACTATCATCAGAGGTTAATAATACCCCATTTTTATAATCATCCCAATTCAACATATAGTTTTTATCTAAGATACCACCATTTAACGATTGAATAAGCCTGTTAAGGGCGTTTATCGTATATAAGGTGTTTGTTTCTCTTTTTCTATGAACCATAATTGTATTTGGTAAAAATTTTGATGATGGTGATGGTATGATATTGTAGCTGATAACCAACTCTTCTGAATTCTCTAAAGTCAATACGAATATCTTCTTACTGAAAAGAGTAAATCCAGTTTTTATAGTACCTAAATCAGAATCGCATTTAGGTTCGGTTGTAAATGTTATCAGTAATTGTGTTTTCACTCATAGCTCCGTAAGTTATTTTACCAATGCAAATGGACCAGAAGATTTTATCATAACATCAGAAACTTCAAATCCTAAAAAATTCATAATCGCATCAAACATTTTTCCACCAAGACTTTTAATGTATGATATTGCTTCTTTTACTCTATCCATTATAGTTTGCAATATATCTTCAACCTGTTTTTTTATTTTAGTAGTAACATTTTTAAACCCTTTTACCAAATTATTAAATAATGCAAATTCATCGATTCTTTGTTTACTAGCTTCTATTAAAATAGTTTTCCCAAGTTTAGATTTTGAAAACTCTTCATTTATAATATCTCTAAATGTTATATTTTCAATTAATTTTGATTTTGAAAGTTGTTTTGACCTTAATACCAATGATGCTTGTGGATTAGCACCAGATGTTTTGAATGCTACATAAAATGAATTTTTAGATGCTAATGGTTTTGCATCATTTATACTATCCATTTTTAAATGAGCGGTAACTTTGCCCGATGGGTCAAATTCTATTAACTGATTCGCAACAGCATTTTTATCTGAAAATTTATTAGTTCCTGTCGCTGCTTCAAAACAAAAGCATGTTTTAAAGTAAATATCTTTAAAAATTGACTGCATATCATTTGTTAGTTCTTTTGCATTCAATTGTAATTTTTCCATTTCAGCTATTGCTTTTTCTTGTGATGGGGTTAAAGTTTCACCACTATCGCGCAATTTTTCTAATGCGGTAATTGTACCTTTTTCCGTCATTTTTCCCATTTTTTGCTCTAATGTATCCAAAAATGATTTTAATAATGTGGGTTGATTTTCTCCGACCATTTTAATTGCGGCATTAAATGTTGCAATAGACTCTTTGGGACCGGCACTCATCAACTGAGAACCACCTGTTTTTTTTAAGGAAATTTTTTCATTACTATTACCTAATATATCGGTTTTTGGTGTTTTATCAGTTCCACCCCAATCAGAATTAATTGCTGCGGTAGCAGAACCCAACTGAGATAATTTATTAGATTTTATAATACCCCTAAACACATCCGCTATTTTTTTAGCATCTTCACCATAAGTAGACCAATATACTTGAGCTCGTGCCCACTCTTTAGAACTTTCATCAATACCGTTATACGCACATATTATTAACGCTTCCCAATCTTCTCCCTTTGGCGAAGGACCACCACCCGTTAAGTGATTAAAAAGTTCAGGACTACCACCACCCACATTTGAAGTAGCAATTCTTACTTTAGTACCATTTGGTAATTGAAGAGTTTTTACAAAATCACCAGAACCATATGTTTTAACAGACGGGTCATCATCTAATATAGTCAAAACATCCCCATTTTTTAAGTTAGGCGCCCATTTGGGGCCTTTACTCCCTTTTAAAAATATTTGATGACCTGCTTTGTATTCCGGCTTCATAAAACTTGCTTCAGATATAATATCTTCTTCTAAGTCCATTGTACCCGATTGTTCCATCTCCCGCTTCTTTTTCAGATATGCTTCTTTTTCAACATCGGTCATCATACCAATCTTAATCGCATCTAAATCCTTTTCTAACGGATTTTCCTCCTTAGGCTTTTCTTCCGTTGGAGGTGTTGGGGATTGCTCTAACAAACTTTTACGAAATTCATAAGCAATATCACTACCATACAATTCCTCTATTACATGAGTAATCGCATTTATAGATTTTACACTATGTGGGTTTGTGAGTTCACCCCTTATTTCATTCCAAGTAAGTTGGGTTATTTCATTCAGTATATTATCTTTAAAACTATCATTCTTCATAAGTATAAATATCTTTATTATATGGTAAACATATTCTTATAATCATCTCCAACCTCTACCTTTACAGGATATCCACCCCACTCCATAATCTCTTTTACCTTTTGTGGATATGTATCTATTTCATCTTCGGATACATCAAATAGGATTGAGTCATAAGTGTAAAGAACAGGTACTGATTTATAACCCTCTAATTGTTTACTTAGTTTATTTATAATAAGTATGTTTCTTTCCGTTTCTAATGCTTGTAAAATATAGTTAAATAGTTTATTTTTGTTCATTTCCGGCAGTTTTCTAATAAGCCGTTTAAATATTGGTGTTTCAACCCCAGCATTAAACAAATACTCATTCCATAACTTATCAATTATAATAGAAACCGATTCGTAGAATGGTATGTGTTTATACTCATCCTGCACCCCACCATAGAGTTGTCTAAAGGTTATGGGTTTTGCTTGCTCCATAGGTACTCCATACTGTTGACCTAACCAATTGTGAGCGGACATGTCTATTGGTATAGGGCTTCCTATTAAACCTCCAATTAATCGGATGTGATACCCATCATAATCAAAACTGAATAACTTACCCCCAACAAATCGGGATATAAACCTGCTTCGGGTATCATCCCCCTTTTTCAATGCAGCGTAATTAATACCATTGAAAGCATTGGAAGGGCGGGAGGTGGATGTTAAAAAATTATAGTGTGTCATTTCCAACCCATCTTTGGATTGAAATCCATTCTTTTCTATATTATAAAGTGAGTGTGGGTATAGTGTAGAAAATTTTGTAGGTTCTACATTGGTTGATTTAAATAACTTTTTCCATTCACCAAAGAACTCATAGTGTTTTAGTATAGGTATTAAATCTCCTACCTTTGGAATCCCCCTTCGTCTGAAAACATTGTGGATTGGTAATTCATCTACACTATATTCTAATCCCAAATGAAATAAGTATGCTTGTAAATCATAAAGATTATCAGTTTTGTAGTGATATAAAAACGATTTCAAATCTACCACAAATACCTTCTTAAATCTACTCAAGTCTAATTCCCCACCAAATGGTTCTACATCCAAGTTTTTGTAGTTGATACAGCAATCAATCTCCCCATCGGAAATGAATAGGCAAGATAATT